GTGTAGAACTGGACATTCCTTTTGGGTGTCATACCCAAGGAACGAGAACCTCCCCATCACCGTGCTGGAGGGGAGAACCGTAGGATTAGGAAAACCTAGCCTACTTATCTCTTCATCAAGGCATCTCGCAACATGCCAGTAACCTCGCTCGTAAGCTTGGTTACGGACGTTGTAAATGCCTTCAACACGGTCAACGTCAGTCAGGTCAGCAGGGAAAAGACTACGCATGCGAAAAATTGTAACATCTTCGCCTGCGTAGTACTCCTTGCCACAACTCTCTCTGAACTTGCCAGTCCAGAAAGATTTGTTTCGATTCACTCGGAGACCAAAATCCTCGAGGAGTTGGATGACCTGAAGGACAATATCTACGGGGACGATAATGTCGTCCCCATAGACGCGCACCGATCCCACCAGCGACTTAAGCCGCCGGGGGGTAAGGCGGGCCTTGTGCTCTCTTTCCCAGGCGAGGCAGATGATTGTAAAGAAAACCATCGCTTCGATAGGGAAGGTGAGAGCAGAACCCATAGACGCGAATTTGGCCAACCGAATAATCTTCGGGTGACCAGATACATCAGCCTTCCTCGACCTACACGCCTGGATCGCCTCTGAAGTTAGAGGGAACCGACGGAATAGGGCGAGTACATGCTGATTCGAGACTCGATCGGAGGCCTCGCTAAGGTCGATTGTTGCCAAGCGACCTGAAGAGGACCCCTGGAGGGCCAAATCCTGGTTAGGGGTTTGGTCACGCCAGCCGATCATGGAATTGAGAGAGTGATCTCTCTTAATCCCACTTTCGATTAGAGCTCCGAGGCCCTGTTGGATGAACATATTCCAACTCGGCTCCATCGCAATAATTCGAGGAGTCTTTTGCGTTTTAGGCACTGAGATTACTTTTACAGGAATCTCAGCGCCGGGTTCGAGGAAGTTAATGTGGTCTTGGTACTCTTGCGAGTACCGGGCGTTCGGAAGACATGTTTCCATGTAAGGGAACATAGACTCCAAACGCTCTGGCCAATCACGGACGAGGAACTTGGCGTTGCCAATAACTCGATTTGCCGTTTGGCCAGGACCGTGCCGGAAGGGGATAGGGTCGTTCCGATAGAGAGAATTCTCGACCGGTGCGATTGCCTTTCCCCAAAGGCGCGAAGCCATATCAGAAAATTCCTCCAGGGTTTCCGGAGGAAGACGCTGATCAGCTTCCTTAACT